GAAAGTATGATGAGTTTAAAAAGTCGGTTGACCACTGTAGATTTTTCTATAGAACCGAGCCTCTGGTTTCCACCGTTCTAGACAAACTCGTGGAGATAGGAATCAATGACCTTGTGTTTTCAAAGAATGGCTTATCGGACAACGAGTATCGTGTATTCAAGGCTGTAAAGCCAAAGCTTCTGGAATTTGCAGAGCAGCTTGCTACCGAATATCTGATGTCCGGTCTTGCAGTTCCGGAGGTTGGATACAACGCTGTGGACAAGGATTTCATCTTTTCCCTTGGAGTAAAGAAGTACACCAGATTGGTACTACCAGACTCCATGTGGGTGAGAGACCCCACCACAATAAAAATTTATACCTCAATGATAGGAGACAAACCTTCGTACTATGTGAAAGTTCCTGAAGGTCTATTATACTTTCTTAAGTCAAAGGGGAAGTATCCAGACGGAAAAGAGGACAAGACTTTGTACGAACTACTGGTAACGAACTATGATGAGTTTGTTAAAAAAGTTCTGGCGGGAGAAACAGAAATTTTCCTGGATAATCCTTTTATTCTGAGAAGAAAGTATACCAGTGATAATCCATATCCAATACCATACTCTCAGTCGGCATTGGAGGCATTACATCACAAAAGAAAACTAAGAAGAATGGATTACTCCATCATAGATAAGGTTATTAGTGCCATCATGCACGTAAAGTTGGGAAGTGATGAGTTCCCCATAAATGATTCTAAAGAGGACGATGAGTACGTAGAACAGATTAGAGCACAGCTTCGTATGCGGGGAAACAATGACAATATTCTGGAAAGAGTCTTTCAATTAATTACCAACCATACTGTAGAAATAAACTGGGTTTACCCCGATACCGCTCCGCTACTTAATGTGGAAAAATACAACGACATAAACCAGGAAATTTTGTTTGGATTGGGATTTCCCAGGGTTCTTATCACAGGAGAGGCACAAAAAAGCGGGACATCGGACTCCGAGATTGCAACGCTCTCTCCTTTAAAGACCGCTGATGGTTTTAGAAGAAAGATTCTGGAAATTATACGAGAGGTGTGCAAGGAGATTTCAAAAAGGAACGGATTCACCAGTGTTCCTATGGTTACTTTCAAAGCCATGAATCTCCACAAATTCCAGGAATTTGTGGAAGGTCTTAGAATGTTATATGACACTGCGACAATCAGCAGAACATCCCTCGGAAATGAGTTTGGATATGACTTTACCGCAGAAGCCGACCTTCAGGAGAAGGAAATGAAGCTATTAAAGGAAAAGGGATTGCCTGAGTTTGGGGCTACGCCTAATAGCAAGAATTCCGTACTTCTCGAAGGAGAGGCTCAGCCAGGCGGTAAAAAGACAGAAAAGACTGGGAAATCTGTGAAAACAGAGGCTAAACCCCAGAAGGTGGAGTAAAAATGCTTAAAGATTTTGCTATAATGGACACAGAACTGCTGGATATGGTACAATTACTAAGTGAAAGTCAGGCTTCGGTTGAAATGGGAGAGGCTTTTGCCTCCTACATGCTAAATCCAACAGTGGCTTGGGCTAAGTTTGTACTGACAGACGACAGAAAAAATGCCAACGGTCAGAGAGTTCCTGTAGAGGAGTTCGATAATCTGATTAACAGCGGAATCCATATGCCAGTAAAAATGGCTATGGGAGAAATAGATAGAGGTCACAAAAACTCTAGACCTCTGGGTGTAATTACCCATCTGAAGAAGGTGGAATATCCAAATGGGACTCATGCTGTGATAGCGTTGGCTGCCCTATGGAACTATGAAAGACCTTCAGATGTAACTTACATACGAGATAGATTTAAAAATAACGAGCCGGTCAATGTCTCATGGGAGATACTATATGGTGATAAGTCTTTCAATAAGGCAACGGACAGCTTCGACCTTAGAGATACGGTATTAAGTGCTGCGACTATCGTAGATGAGCCAGCCTATCAAGGTCGTACCCAGTTCCTAGCAGTAGCTGCAAAGAAGTGGAGCAAGGCTTTTATAGAGGCTCTTCCGGATTCTTCTTTCCTGTACATTGATGGTGGAAAGAGACACATTCCACTCATGGATGAAAATGGAAAGGTAGATAGAACCAGACTGACTGATGCCATTTCTGAGCTAGGAAAGTTAAATCTTCCTACTAAAGAATTGAAGGAAAAGAAAGCAATCATTCTCAGAATGATAGAAAGATTTGAGGCTGGAGCCAGCGTGGATGTAATCTCAAAAGAGTTCAATCCAGACCTCATTAATAATTTGGAGGATACTACATTGGAAACTATTGAGGAATTACGGGTTAAGCTTGAAGAAGTTCAAACCAAACTTAATGATGCAATACAGGCTGCCTCAGCCAATACAGCAGCTCTTGCAGAAAAAGATGCTGCACTTGCAGTTAAGGATGCCGAGTTTGCATCAGCAACTGAAAAACTAACTAATCTTGAAACCGAACTAGCAACTCTCAGAGAGCTAAAAGCATCAATAGATGCTGATAGCGCAAAGAAAGTAAAACTAGAAGAAGTAAAGAATAAATTTTTAGAGGCAGGAATTGCCAAAGAAGACTCCTATTTCACAGATAATGCCGAAACTCTCATTGCCCTAGATGAGAATTCCATCACATTTATGATTCAGGAATTGAAAGCATTTGCTGAAAGCGGCAGTGCTAGTGCTTCTAAAGAAGTAAAAATCCCAGCTTTGGTGGATGAAAAGGACGAGATAAATCCCAACGATGGTAAATCGCTAGGACGCGCTCTTCGTGAATCCAAAAAAGCTAAGAAATAATTTTGGAGGAATATAATAATGGAAATCAATAGATTTGAAGACGTTATTGGTGTTGTAGCACAGGCTGACATTGTAGAAGGTCGCTTCGTAGTGTTGGGTGCTCAGAACATCAACGGCTCATTTATGAATGTTGATGATGATTTGCCAGGTGCTACAGTTCCAGCTACGGCTGAACTAGCAACTAGAGCTAAATTCTGCATTACGTTTGCAGTTGATAACCGTCCAGCCCCAATCATAGACTACCCTTCGGCAGAATTTGATTTTAGAGGTGGGTGGGTACATAGCACTGCAGGTCCTTTGACTGGTGTAAAGATGTGGCTGACTCACCCTGGAAATCAGGAAGGTCAGACTATCCCATCAGGCTACAAGGCTCTTGCATATACAGAAGGAACTTTCACAATTCCTTCCGGCGGATATATCTATAACGCAAGTTTGATTATTCCAGGTGCTCTGTGGATTGTTGCTAATACAGCAACTGACACTGCGGCAGAAGCTGGAAAAGTAAAATATACAGCAACAAATGCAGTCGGTGTGATGGGTATGGTAGAAGACTACGACCCAACTACTGGTGCATTGACTGTTCGTGTAGAATAATATTGGAGGATTTTTAAAAATGGATGAGAAACAACTAAAGGAGGCTGTTGCGTCTTTGCTAAAGGATGGCAAGCGCGAGGCTTTGGCTCAGCTCATTGTAGAATGGGTTCAGCCTAATCACCTAACAAGTGATATGGTTTCTATGCTATTGAGCTCACGCTCACTAAATCCTGGAGACGCTCTAGACTAATACTGGAGCATTGGAAAGAAATTTCCAATGAAAATTTCCCTAATTCGGTGAACATCTGGAAGCAGACAATACCGAGCTAAAAGGATAATAATCCTAAACGTGTAGAGACTATATAGGAAACATCCAACAAGGATGATGATATAGTCCGAACTCTAACTATAACAAAAGAAATTAGAGAGCTAAACAGAAATGCTTTAGCCCAGAATTTATTCTGGTAACAACTTTGAGTAAAGAAAGTACGCAAGGGAATCAAGGTACGCACGCTGGTACCTGGAAGAATACATCTTGCAAGCGAAATTACCGTATCTGACCGCATCAACTATATTTTGGATGGCGCGGACGTGAAGGTAAATTTCAATGAGTTAGGTTTAATCCCCTACACCCTGCTCATATAAAATTTGGCTAAATGCTGGAACCTCCTAAAACCTTTTTTACTAACTAAGTAACAATAGAAAGGATATAACAATGGAAAATCAGCAGGAAAGATTTAAAGATATTGGGTGGCTATGTGGAATAATAGATGGAGAAGGTACTGTAACCTTAAGATTTCATGCAAGGAAGGGAAAGACCCCCTTAATTATTCCAGCGATAACTATAATAAATACAGATAAGCAAATCATAGATAAATGCATCGAGATACTAAACAGACTAGATATACCCATGTGGGTAAATGAATATCAGGCAAGCGAAAAGTGGAGAAAACGATATAGAATTGAGGTCTCCGGTATTCGCAGAGCAATGAAATTCCTGCCGTTTCTTTCAGAAAATTTAATTGGAAAAAGGGAAGAGGCTGCTTTAGTTCTGGAATGGTGCAACAATAGATACAGTAAGGTTAGTACAAAAAGAAGATACTATGATGAATGGGACTTATCTATGGTTAGGAAAGTAAAGTTATTGCATGGTCATCAAGATAAAGTGGAAAAATCTTTAAAAATCCTCAGAGACTATATGCCGAACATTGAAAAATGAAGATATAGTCCGGTCTTTATGGAGACATAAAGAGTTGTATAGAAATATACAACCGCTCTCTTATTGAGAGTAGTAACATTTCGGGGAACTCCAGTCCGGTGAGATTGGCTCAGTGGAAGAGATTCGCACAGAAATGAGTGCAAAACTAAAAGACTATTACCTCGGTAAGGTCTTTACTGCACTCTCAACGATTTGGACAGCTATCAATACCCCCAGCAACTATACAGCTGTTGGTGGAGCATTGACAGCAACTGCGTTGGAAAACGCTATTGATAACATCAATCAGACAACTACGGGTACTAAAATAGTTGTAGGTACAAGAGCCGCTTTGACTCCGATTACCAAGTTTGGTGCTTTCTATAATGATGGAACGACCTTCGCGGCTGTTCCTGAAAACTTGAGAGAAATCATGGCTACAGGCTTTTTGGGTAAGTACTACGGTGCTCCTATTCTAGCCCTTGACCAGGTTTATGACAACCCAGAAGATTACAATGCCCTGCTCCCAACGGATACGGTTCTTGTAATTGGCGAGAATGTAGGTGAGTTTATCACTTACGGCGAAGTCAGAACCAAAGAATGGACAGACATGAGACCAACACCAC